CATTACCCTAATGTATTGAGTGTAGCGAGTTTACCGCAGAGATTTTTAAACAAAGCAATAGATGAATTAAAAAAATCTGTACAATATCATTACAGCCCGGTTCAAGAAAAATTTTTATTGGATATGGCGTTAAGTTTACAAAAAGTAAAGTCAACGGTTGACAATTGTGATTCTTTATTCAATTGGCATCATGACCAAGAACAAACATATTGGCCTAACTTTCCATTGAAATTTGCAAACTTATGGTCGGAGTACAAATAATGTTATTGGTTTACATCCACGGCGCCAGTGCTACCAGTGAAAGTTTTAATTATATTAGAAAACATATAACAGCAAAGGAACTTTTAATAAATTATGACAGTAGAAATGGTTTTGAAAAAAATTTAGATATTATGAAAGACCTACTTTCTGCACAAGATAGAATGTTTTTTATTTGCCATAGTCTTGGCGGTATATATGCGTTACATCTTGCAAATTGTTTTCCACAACAAGTGTTAGGAGCAGTTACATTAAGCACACCTTACGGTGGTGCTGAAGTAGCTGAAGTAGCGCAGTATTTCCTTCCGTATAGTAGACTTTTAAAAGATATTGGTCCAAATTCTTGGGCTATGAAATTGGCAAGAAATATTACAATCACACAACCATGGACAAATGTTGTAAGCACTGAAGGGTCAGCACCATGGATTCCGTCTCCCAATGACGGTGTTGTGTCAATTGCCAGTCAGAAAAAAAGACAAGATATTATGGAGTTACTCGAGTTACCGTGCAATCATTATGAAATAGTGCTCAACGATAGTGCTATAAAAATAATCAAAGACAAACTGAAAAAAATCAAATGATAGAATTTGTTGAATATGAAGATGCCGCTTTTCGTAAAGTTATAAAAACTGACAAATATTGGGTACATACCGATATAGGCAATCTATTAGACACCATGTGTGGCAACAGTGCTTACATTTGGGGTTACAATCATCATGAATTAAATCAATCTTTAATTCAGCAGTTGGGTCAGGTAAACTTTTTGCGCGGCAGAAACAATGAAAAAAACGATCTGGTTGACCGGGTCAATCATAAATTTTTACATGATGCAGGAATGTCCGGAATCATATGGGCATGTAGCGGCAGTGATGGTGTAGAAGCTGGGTTAGAATTAGCTCATCAATTTTGGACTAAAAAAAATAATAAGAAAAATAAAATTATTTCGTTTGTGCCTGGGTATCATGGATGTACCTATTTGGGAAAGTCTTTATGGGGTGGAAGGTCAAATTCCAAAGTTATTTTACTGGATGCTCCTAGCTGGACCAAGATAGATGACAGAGAGTTGTCAGAATCTCAAGTGCTTGAACAAATTGAAAAGTTACTGAAATTAGACAAGTCAATTGGAACAATAATTTTTGAAACTGTTCCATGGATTAGTGGTATAAGACCATATGGTCAGTTATGGTGGCAAAAACTTAGAAACCTTTGCGATCAGTACGATATCTTGATGGTAGCAGACGATGTTTGGGGCGGCTTTGGTAAGGTAGAAACTACTTTCAGTCATAAGTTGTTTGATACAATACCTGATATAGTGATTATGGGAAAAAGTATAACAGGTGGGTATGTTCCACTTAGCTGTGCATTATGCAATCAAAGAGTAAGTCATATAGTAGATAACAACAACTGGATTCATGGTCATACCTGGCAACCGCAGATGTTAGGAATAGCCCTTGCTGACAAATGTTTTGAACTATTTGATGTTGCCCAAGTTAGACAAATCAATAAAAAACAATTACAATTAGCTGACAAATTAAATTTACAAAGTCGAGGATCGGGACTAACCAAAGAACTTTTATTAGATAAACCAGTATCAAAAAAGAATATGGAGCTTGCAGGTCTTTGTAATACCCAATATACTAACAATTCTTTGTTTTTGGTTACACCTCTGTGTGCCGACGAAGAATATTGGTACGAAATAGAAAAAAGAATAACTAAATTATTATGATAGCAGAAATTTTAGTATGGGGTTTTTTTAGTGCAATGGGATGGATGGCCGCCAACTGGACAGTGGATAAAGTTTTGCCAGAAAAAATAGAAAAGCAAGTATGTACTGATTGGCAAGAAGAAAAACAGTTAGACGGCACTATACAAAGAACACGCACTTGCGAACCAAAAAAATAAGTCTTCACCTTAGGACCGTGAAGAGCCGGCTGCTGGCTTACTCAAAGGAGTCGTGCCCCAAGAGTTAAAGTGAGCAAAAATTTGTTGCAAAATCAATTATTTCACTGTATACTATTATTTTTTATCAAAGGAAATTACTATGAGCTCGCGCATGTTCAGTTCCGAACAAAAAGCAAAACTAACACAAATTATCAATGAAGGCATGGCTGTTATGCAAGAAGTTGAAGATCTCAATGCCGGATTAAATGATACAATCAAGGCAATTGCCCAAGAAATGGAAATTAAGCCTGCCATTTTAAAAAAAGCGATAAAAATTGCTCATAAGTCAAGACTTGGCGACGAAAATGCCGATAACGAAGAACTCAATACCATTCTTCAAACAGTAGGCAAAACACTTTGATAGATGCTGTATCTGGTATACTGACATGGATAAGAGATGATTGGCGTAGTCATCCTTTGCGCTTTGTTGCCGAGCTGGTTGCTTGGGCTATTAGTCTTGGGTGTAGCATTATCATGGCTATCACCGTACCAGACCCTCCCTTCTTGGTTCTTTACCCTATGTGGATCACTGGCTGCGCTATCTATAGTTGGGCAGCTTATAGTCGTGGTAGTTTTGGCATGCTGGCTAACTACCTCTTGCTTACTACCATCGATACCATTGGCTTTGTGAGAATTTTGACCTAATGTTGATCATTTTCTTGACCATATTAGGTTATTGGATTATATCAGGATTTGGTATGTTTCTAATCATGTACTTTTGTCTTCAATTTGCCGATCTCTGTGCATATGTTGTTGACTTCATTGTTGTTAAAAAATAAAATAAACTATGAGCTATGTTGACGCATTATATGACCGCAGCCAGGATCGTATACATATTGTAGAGCGTGTTGCCGGCGAACGTGTGTATCGTGAATACCCGGCCAATTACATCTTTTACTATGATGATCCTCGCGGTAAGTTTCGTACTGTGTATGGTACTCCTGTTGCGAGGTTTTCGAGTCGTACAAATAAAGAGTTTCAAAAAGAGCTGCGTATTAGTAGCAACAAACGTGTTTGGGAGTCGGATATCAATCCTGTATTTCGATGTCTCGAAGAACACTATTTAGGATCTCAGTCTCCAAAGTTACAAACGGCTTTTTTTGATATTGAGGTTGATTTTGATCCAGTAAGAGGCTTTTCAAAACCCGAAGATCCTTTTAATCCGATTACAGCTATATCTATATATCTTGATTGGATGGATAAACTAGTTACACTGGTAGTTCCTCCAAAAAGCTATTCTTGGACAACTGCTCAAGAAATTTGTAATCAATACGATAACTGTTTTCTTTTTGAACGCGAAGAAGATCTGCTGACAACATTTTTGGATATCATCAATGACGCAGATATCTTAAGCGGCTGGAACTCAGAAGGCTTTGATATTCCTTACATGGTCATGCGTGTGACCCGTGTACTAAACAAAGATGATACTAGAAGATTTTGTTTATGGGGTCAACTGCCCAAGCAAAGAACATTTGAAAGATTTGGTGCAGAAAACCTTACCTTTGATCTTATTGGTCGTGTGCATATGGACTATATGCAACTGTATCGCAAATACACATACGAAGAACGCCATAGCTACAGTTTGGATGCCATTGGTGAATACGAATTGGATGAACGTAAGACACAATATGAAGGCACACTAGATCAACTGTACAACAAAGACTTTCCCAAGTTCATTGACTACAACAGGCAAGATACCATGCTTGTGGCCAAGCTAGACAAGAAGCTGCGTTTCTTGGATCTAGCCAATGAACTGGCGCATGATAACACCGTATTGCTTCCTACCACAATGGGGGCAGTAGCAGTTACCGAGCAGGCAATTATCAACGAAGCACATCAACGAGGTATGGTTGTACCTAACAGGAAAGGAAGAGATGATCAAGGTGACACACAAGCAGCAGGTGCCTATGTTGCTTTCCCCAAAAAAGGCATGCACGACTGGATCGGTGCAATCGACATCAACAGTCTCTATCCGTCAGCAATCCGCGCTCTTAACATGGCACAAGAGTCCATTGTTGGACAACTCCGGCCGATAATGACTGACCGATATATTCAAGACAAAATGGCCTCAGGTAGTTCATTTGCAGATGCCTGGGAGAATATGTTTGGTAGTCTTGAATATACTGCGGTAATGGCAGGCGAAGTGGGAACTGAAATAACCATCGATTGGGAAGCAGGTGGTTCAGACGTCATGAGTGCGGCTGACATATGGCGCTTGATATTTGATTCAAATCGACCATGGATGCTATCAGCAAATGGTACGATCTTCAGTTACGAACAAAAAGCAATTGTACCAGGACTGTTAGAGAGGTGGTATGCGGAACGTAAAGAACTCCAGGCAAAGAAAAAAGAAGCAACAACTGATGAAGATCGTGCATTCTGGGATAAGCGCCAGTTGGTCAAAAAAATTAACCTTAACAGTTTATACGGAGCCATCCTTAATCCGGGTTGTAGATTTTTCGATAAAAGGATTGGTCAAAGTACTACGCTCACTGGACGCATCATCGCTAGGCACATGGATGCCTATATCAAT